ATGTATTTTTCTTTTGCGCCATAGTTAAGAGGCACCTTAAATTTTTCATATGAAGTTGTGCCTGCCTTGTTATATCTAACAAGATGAATGTCATTGAACATTGTGCCAAACGCAACAACTACTTTGCGGATGGTACGATTATAAAAATGGTCATTACCTAGCATTATAAGTCAATTCTATAAAAAATTCTACGGCCAGTGTCAGGGCATGTTTTCCATTTTCGTCCTTTAGCTGCTTCTTGCATGCGTTTTTTTTGCTCAACACTTCTCTTATGGCCGCGTTCTCTATTTGTTTTTGACCTTTTTTCAATTTCTTCCTGTGTTGGATAGTGTCTTTTTTCTATTGATATTTTACGCCCTCTGGCTTTAAAACCAATTTTTTCTTTTGTTTCAGCTGATATAATTTTTCCTAAATTACCAATAGAAATTTTTTGGCGTACTTCTGGCGTGTGTGTTTTGCCCCACATAGGATTATTAGAACCTTTTTGTTTAAGAGACATAAGTTGTAATGTTGAATCTTTGTGTTTTTTTCCTGCCATAGATGGATTGGATTTACCATAATTTTGATTTATCCAATCTGATTTTTCTACAACCTTCATTTTCCACAAAACTTTACATTCCCAGTCTCTAGCTTCTTTTGCCGTTTTAAATGTTCTGCGAACTTCATATAAAAAAGAGTTTATTCCATACACTTTAATCATCTCTTTAATTATTTTAGATGAAGAAAAATATTTGTTCCACAAATCTTCTGGTGTGCAATTTTTCTTATATCTAACGCCATAATATTTTTTCCCAGTTATAGGATGGTACAAATAATAAGTATATGGAATATATTCATTCATTATATTATTTATAATTTTTAACTTTTGCAAATATATTCTATTTTAAAATTTTTCAGAGAAAGGATTGTTTTCGGAAAAATCAATGATTGCATCTGCTTCTGTTTCGATTAATGTATTGTCTGTAATGTCTTCAAATACATCGGTATCAAATACTGTGTCATTAGGCACAGTTGCGGATATAAATCTTGCGTTTGATGTTGCACCAATTGACATTGTATTATTTGCAAAGGTGCCCATCACTCTTATAATATCTAAGTTTCTTGTTGTGATACCCCAAGAATGTACAGTTGCCTTTGCGTTTGCAGTTGCAAGGCTACCACCTTGATAAACAATTTCATCTTGCTCAAATATTCCTGTGCCACCAGATGCCATTGTAATTCTTTCTCTCTTGTATGAATCTCTGATTTGACCATCAATCTCATCAATTCCAGTAACAATATATTCTTCAGAGAATACAAATTGTTTCATCTTCAATGCATACACATAAACATTACCACCACGACCTCGGCCTAATGTGTAAAACATTGCTTGATTGTTTTCTTCTTCTACAAAAGTAATTTCAAAAAAGTTTTGAATTAGAGGTATATAAACTAAATCACCTTCTCTTGGCCTAATTAAATTTGATGCACCAGTTGTATATTTAAATCTTTTACGAGAAACTAATAGACTAAGCTCATCTCTAATTTCAAGTCCAAACTTAGACATGAAATCACCTTCACCATCCATACCAGTGACATTTTCAAGGTACATCTCAATTGAATGTGCAACAGTATATCGTTTTAAGGTGTCTTCACCATATAACATATCAACAGAGTCACCAGAGCTCCTTGGCATGTAATACACATCCATGCCATGCATTTGCATAGCTTCTATTACCAAATCCTCTACTAATAGTTGCTCACTAGTGACTTGGTCATTGGGAAAATTATTAAAATATAGATTTACTGGCACTGTTTAGCCTGTAAATATTTCGCTTGGCAGGCTACCCATTTGATACATATCTTCTTCCATCTTAGCAAGTTCTTCGGTTGCCTCATCATATACTTCTTTACCATTCAGAGTAACACCGCCAGGTAATTGTATACCACCAAACTTTTTCATATTGTTACCCCACTGCTGTTTAATCTTTGCAGTAGCATAAGCCTTTAAGAACCTATCACTCCAAATATCTGAAATGCCAGTCTTTGTCATTGAAACTGAAGTTACATTTGCAACAAGATTGTTTGCACTAACTGTCATTTCAGTTGGTGATTTAATTCTTTGCACTTGGTATTCTGCACCAGAAGATAATAGAATAATATCATTCTCTAAAAGCTCTTGGTCAAATATTGTGCCTGTTCCAGTTAAAGTGTTTGCAGAAGTATTGCCTGTTACAGTACCAGTTATTGAAATTGTATCAGGTTGCATTTTTCTGTAACACTCAATAACAGCATACTCACCAACTTGTAAATCTCTTGACCAATCAATATCTAAGAATAGTCTGTTTTGATGTCTGTTAAATCTAAACTGTGGCGTGCCAGAGAACAATAAGTTCAGTGTGCGAATATGTTGCATTGTGATTTCATATGACACATAAGACACGGATGTGAAGTCATACAAATCGTGCAATCTTAATTGATACCTCAAATCAAACATGTTGACTGAAGAACCAGATTGGTCAAAAGGAATAATGCCAGTTACAAAGGTGACTGCATCAGGGCAATAAATCCATCTTCTATCAATATCAACTTGAGTGATTTGATGCTTCATAAAAATCTTTTCAGTGCCATCATAGTGATAGTCTGACCAAAATGCCAATGCATCATCGATACGGTCATTTACTTGATCATCATCCACATTGATTTGAATAACTGGGTGACCAAGTTTTCTTAGGCAGTAATCAATAAATTGTTGTCTTGTAGTTGGTTGTGCCATGTTCTATCCTAGTGCAATTGCAAGAGCTAATACATCACCAATTGATGCACCGCCACCAGAAGCAGCTGTTGTTTGTCTTGTGCTATCCGGAAATATAATACCATCTGCGGACACATTACCTCTAACACCGATACCACCAGCAACAGTTATTGCACCAGTTGTATTAGATGTTGATACAGTTGTGTTTGTAACATTAATAGAAGTTATTGTTGGTGCGGTGTTGAGAACAACTGAGCCAGTACCAGTAGATGTAGTTACTCCAGTACCGCCTCGAACAACATCTAATGTACCTGAAGCAATTGCAGCCGTGTCAATTACAATAGCAGTATTAGTAATTGAACTGACACGGCCATTTGCTGTAAGTGTTACAACAGGCAGATAGGCTGCATTGCCATAAACACCAGCAGTAGTAGATATTGTTGTATAGTCTGTATTTGCAACACCAGCAGTTCCGTTTGCTAATGAGAATACAGAATCTAATCTTCCAGCATCTGCAATATCATAAAAAGTTGAACCATCATTTGTAAATTGCCACTTATCAGTTGTTTCATTCCATTGTAATAATACATTTGCAGAAGAACCACGGTCAACTTCAATACCAGCATTTACTGTTGGTGATGATGCTTGACCAATGGCTGCATTAAGTGTAATGATGTTATCGGCAATTAACGCAGTTGTTGTATTTGCATATATTGTTTGGCCAATAATAGTTAAATTACCAGTAACAGTTGTATCGCCTGATATTGTACCACCAGAAGAATTAAATTTAGTAGAGACAAAATTGTAAGTTGCATTAACCGCATTTGCAGTTGCAGCTACTGAAGTTGAAGTTGAAGTTACTGTATCATTTAACTGAACAATGCCTTGAACAGAAGTTGTTGATGATTGGATTACAGTATTTGTAATTGCTGTAACTCTACCATATGCATCTGTTGTGATAACAGGAATGTGAGTAGAGTTTGCATATGTGCCAGCAGTGCCTGTAGTTGGCAGTCTTGCATCAGCTAGAGTACCAGATGTTAATGCACTTGTATCAATCGCAACCGCAGTATTAGTTACAGCAGTAACTCTTCCGTAAGCGTCAGTAGTAATTACAGGAACATAGGCCGCATTAGCATAAGTTCCTGCGGTGCCTGTATTTGATAGTGCTACAAATGCAGTTCCGTTTGAAGTTAGAATTGCACCAGTTGTATATGTTGTTGCATTTGCGCCACCTTGAGCAAATGGCAATACACCTGAAGTAACTTGTGATGCATCTATTTGAACAAGTGTATTTGTGACTGCACTAACTCTACCATAAGCGTCTGTGGTAATGACTGGATGATAGGCTGCGTTACCATATACACCAGCAGTGCCAGTATTTGCAACAGAAACAAACGCAGTACCATTAGATGTTAATAAACCACCAGTAGTATAAGAAGTTGCATTTGCGCCACCTTGAGCAAATGTCATTACACCAGTAACAGCAGTAGATGTTATTGCAATTGCGGTGTTAGTTACAGAACTGACTCTACCATAAGCATCAGTAGTGATAACAGGAACATAGGATGCATTGGCGTAAGTGCCGGCAGTTCCTGTATTTGCCAATGCAACAAAAGAAGTTCCGTTTGATGTTAGAATTGCACCAGTTGTGTATGTTGTATTATTAGAACCACCTTGTGCAAATGGCAATACACCTGAAGTAACTTGTGAAGCCGCTATCTGAATTAATGTATTTGTAACGGCAGATACACGACCATATGCATCAGTAGTTACAACTGGAATGTATGATGCGTTAGCATATGTACCCGCAGTTCCCTTAGTTGGCAGACGAGCATCAGCAATTGTACCAGAGATAATTTGAGCAGTATCAATTGCAATTGCGGTATTAGTTACAGCAGTTACACGACCTTTTGAATCTGTGGTTACAACAGAAACATGAGAAGCATTAGCATATGTTCCAGCAGTACCTGTAGCGGGAAGTCTAGCGTCAGCTAATGTACCAGAAGTAATTTGAGCAGTATCAATTGCAATTGCGGTGTTTGTAATCGCACTAACTCTACCATTAGCCGTTAATGTTGTTACTGTAACATGAGATGCATTACCATAAGTTCCTGCTGAAGCAGTTAATGTGGTAAAATCAGTATTTGCGACACCAGCGGTTCCGTTTGCTAAATTATATGCGTTTTGTGCGGTTGTTGTGGCGGAGTTAGCAGTAGTAAATGCACCGTTAGCGTGAGTAAATGATGAATCTAATCTTTCAGCATCAGCGATGTTGAGGTAATTTGTTCCGTCATTTGTAAATGTCCATTTATCAGAAGTTTCATTCCAAAGTAATGATACATTAGCAGATGAGCCACGGTCAATTTCAAAACCAGCGTCAACTGTTGGTGATGATGCTTGATTAATAGATGCATTAAGTGTAATGATATTATCAGCGATTAATGCAGTTGTTGTGTTCGCATATATGGTCTCGCCAATAATAGTCAAATTACCAGTAACAGATACATCACCGGTGATTGAACCACCAGAAGAATTAAACTTGGTATTTGAATTATCAAATGCCGCTTGTGCTATTACATTGGCAGAATTAGCCTTAGTGAAAGCTGCGTTAGCGTATGTGCCTGCATTTACAGCATTAGTGTTAGCAGTAGTTGCTAAATCGTAAGCAGTTTTAACTGAATTTGGTGTTGCGGCACTTGTTGTGCTTGTCGAAGATATTGAATCCGTAAGTTGAACAATACCTTGGACTGAAGTTGTTGAAGATTGAATTGCAGTATTGGTTACACCAGTAACACGACCATATGCATCAGTAGTTACAACAGGAATGTGTGTTGTATTTCCGTAAGTATCAGCAGTGCCTTTGGTTGGCAGTCTAGCGTCAGCAACTGTACCTGATGTTAACTGTGATGTATCAATTGCAATCGCAGTATTAGTGATTAAACTAACTCTGCCATTAGCAGTTAATGTTGTTACTGGAACATGAGATGCATTACCATAAACACCGGCAGTTGCAGAAATAGTTGTATAATCTGTATTAGCAAAAGCAGAGTTAGCAAATGATGCAGATTCTAAACCATCTAGTAAATCTGCATCAAGACCAGAACCAACACCATCAACTGTAAGAAGACCGTTCAGTAATTGTGTGTTTGATACTGCACCAGTAACACCTGCAACAGAAGTAACGGGGAAAGAAATAGCAGTATTCGTTACGGCAGTTACACGGCCTTTTGAATCTGTGGTGATTACAGGGACATAAGTTGTATTACCGTATGTACCTGCGGTACCTGTAGCTGGAAGTCTTGCATCTGCCAAGGTGCCTGAAGTAATTGCAGCCGTGTCAATTGCAATAGCGGTGTTCGTTACGGCAGATACACGACCATAAGCATCGGTTGTAATAACAGAAACATGAGATGCATTAGCGTAAGTGCCTGCGGTACCAGTATTTGCAACGGATACAAATGCAGTACCATTTGATGTTAACAGACCGCCAGTTGTATATGATGTTGCGTTTGCACCGCCTTGTGCAAATGTCATTACACCTGTAACAACACCAGATGAAATTGCAATTGCAGTATTTGTTACAGAACTAACTCTGCCGTAAGCATCAGTAGTTACGACAGGAATAAAAGATGAATTACCATATGTACCTGCGGTGCCTGTGTTTGATAGTGCAAGTAAGTGTGAACCATTTGAAGTCAGTATTTGACCTGTGGTAATCGAAGCGTTTGCTTTGATTAATGGATTACCACCCGCAGTTGTACCATCGTGTACGACTACGACTTTTTTATCTGTATCTACAGTAAGTTCAGCAATAGAACCTGTGAAGGATGCTGTTTGTGCTGTATTACCTCTTCGTATTTGGACTTGTGTTGACATAATTGTATTTATAGTGTCCCGTAATCAACGCTGTAAAAAACCGCCTCTGAAACATAACCATAATCAACAGTCATGCCCTGAGCGCCTGGAGTTCCAGCGACAGTGATTGTTTTTGTTGTTGAGTTTGCGAATACATATACACCAGACTCACCAGTGAAAGTAACTTTATCATTTGCACTAGTGGCGTTTGCATAAGTTGAATTGTTTGGTGTAAATATTTGACCAAAGCCAAAATCAGTTGTGCCACCACCCGAAGAGTTGATAGTTACAACACCAGTACCACCTCCAGGACTGATTGTAACATTAGTACCTGCTACAATCTGTGTAACACCGCCACTGGCACCTGCGTTGGCAGTATATTGTTTTGATCCGTCTGAGAATTGAACATAACCGCCACTATTTGCAACGAATACATTTGAATATATTACATTTGCACCTGCAATAGTGCCACCAGTACCTGTGCCAGTTGTAATACTGTTGACTGTTAAGTTTGCAGTTGTGGCAATTAAGTTTGTTGAAACATTAATGTTTTTTACATTAAGTGTTGCAAGAGTTTTGTTGAAGGTGAAGTTTGCATTTGCACCAAAAACACCAGCATCATTAAACTGAACTTCTGTGGTTAAACCTGAGACTGCTGTGGTTCTAATTGAGCCAAGAGTATTTGAAGAACTTTTATAGTATAGTATTCCATCAGCGAAGTTAAGTGATAACTCGCCGTTTGCTAAGACGCCTAATGATGGAGTATTACTAGCAACACCAGAACTGCGTAATGCAATTACTGTGTTAGCCATTTTAGAAAGTTCCGCCGGCCGATTCGAATGTCAATGAAGTTGCGTTAATAATGGGGGCAGTTTGTTCTTTTTTGACCTCTACTTTTGGTGTATCTTCTTCTAAAATTTCAATACCCAATTTTTTCTTTTTTGAATTTGGCAACATTTCTTCCAACTGTAAATTATATTTCTTGTGTGAATCAATTTCTTTTTCCATTGATTCAATTTTATTTTTTAATTTTTCAATGTCACCAGATTGTTGATTTACAGCAGTTTGTAATCTGTGATTATCATTGTCACTGATGACATTGTTTTGGATGATTCTGCTTTTATCTTCTACTTCATTTTTCAAAGAAAGAACTTCACCTGCCAAATTATTTTTTTGATCCATCAAACGATTGTATTCGTTTTGTTTATCAGCTAACTTTTTCTCAAAGTCACTTGAGGTTTCAGCTAACTTCTTCTCAAAGTCACTTGAGGTTTCAGCTAGTTTTTTCTCAAAGTCACTTGAGGTTTCAGTTAACTTTTTCTCAAACTTATCTGTTGAACTTTGAAATTGTTTCAATTCAACAGATTTGTCTTTTTCAAAATCAGCGAGTTTCTTTTCCATTTCTGAAAGTTCGTTTACTCGCTGTTCGAAGAATTTTATTTGCGTTTGAAACATAAAATTCTGTTTCATTATTGCGTTCAAATTCTCTAGTATTACCTCATTATAGGTATTGATAAAATTTGCATCGGACATAATATAACCCTTTCATAATAATTTAGAAACTTCCCCCGTTAAGGAAACCAAACACTGGAACTCCAGCGGAACTAACTTGTAACACATGACCTTCAGTTGCTGAATTGAGAGACACAACAGCAGAAGTGGATGTTGCACCAGAGAGAAGAACGCTATTAGCAGTAAACGATGCCACACCAGTACCGCCTCTTGTTACACCTAATGTACCGCCTGAAATTTGTGAAGTATCAATTGAAATAGCGGTATTAGTTACAGCAGTTACACGACCTTTTGCATCGGTTGTGATTACTGGAACATGAGAAGCGTTTGCGTAAGTGCCAGCAGTACCTACAGATGCAAGCCTTGCATCAGCGATTGTACCCGAAGTAATTTGAGCAGTATCAATCGCAATGGCGGCACCAGTTGCAGCAGTCACTCGACCATATGCATCAACAGTAAGCGATGAAATAGTATTTGCAGCAGCAAGACCACCAGTTAAAGTGAAACTTGAATTAGATAATGAAGTCAGTCCAGTAGCACCAGCAACAAGTAATGCACCTGTTGTGTATGATGTTGCACCAGTACCGCCTCTTGCATAAGCTAATGTGCCAGAAGTAATGGCAGCTGTATCAATTGCAATCGCAATACCAGTTGCAGCAGTTACA